TTTAGCCACAACTACGTGTGACTTCGTAGGGTGATTAGGCGTCCTCTTCGGTTTGTTGTACCCGCTTACCCCTGCTCTTGCTAGTCTTGGATCCTTGTCCTTGCTCATTGATTAGCGCCTCCAGTTGGTCCACCTTGGCCTGTAAAACTTCCAATTTGTCGAACTGGTCTTTGAACGCTTGGTTGATTTGGTCTAGAAATTTGCTCATTTCGGTTTGTGTCATTAGCATTGGTACGATTACCTCGTAGTTGTCGTTCTTTTAAGAGCCTGTCAGCAACTTTAAGTCTACGTTCAAACTCTTTGTCTTCTTGATCGCCTTCTTTGAGATTACGAGTAATAGCTTCGATGCGATCAATCTCAAGCTCCTGTGGCGCAAGTTCTGAATCAACAGCGTACTTAACTGCCCTAGCCTGAGATTCTGCGGCCTGACCTTGCAGAGCAGCAGTCTGTGCTTGCTGGAACTCAAGCTGTGCTTGTTGTGCCACCATAGCCATCTGCTGTGCTTGAGGATCAGGTTGTGAAGCCTGTTGCATTGTCGCAATAAGCTCCTCACGGTTACTGAGGTTCATATTATCAATGATGCTCTGAATCAACACAGGGTACAGCGGACTGTCTTGCTTCATAGTTTGCAAGAGTTGAACCAACTGCGTAACTTCGTATTCACGAGCAATGATACCCAGAGTACTCGTAGCGTTAAACTTGTAGTCAGCTACTGGGTAGTTTTCAGGGTCAAACTGCATATATCTGTGTGCAGCTTTGGTTACAAACGGTAGTAGGAACGACTGTTGGAAGTTTATGAGAGTACGCTTATGACGCTTAATAATAGCACCAAGAGACATACTAATACCAGCAGCGGTTGCTTCGCCATTGACTTGCCCTGCAATGCCTGCGGAATCCACGGCTCCAGTCGCTTGTTGCACCATTTGTTGAAGGCTCGCAGCTTGCGCAAACGTGATTTGGCCCACTTGACCAAAGTTGAAAGGTTGAAGTACTTCACGGGGATCTCCATTAGTTAGTATCATTTTTCCAGGACGCACTTCAGGCTTAGCCCCTCTAGGAAGCCGCGTAGCGTCGATGGCGAGCATTGGGTGAATAGTTAGACTCAGAGCATCAATACGTGCACGTAGCTCTGTATCGAGTGCCTTTTGGCTGTTGTAGCCTTTTTCGCACACACCGCGACCCCAGAATCTTCCAGGAACTACATCCCAAGGGAACGCAACAACAGGACGATCCTGCATCATGTAAGGATTAGCTTCAGCTTTAAGGAGCGTACCTCCGTTAGCTACTACTACAATAGCCTCAACGTACTTAGAATCTTCTTCTACGTCTACACCTTCGTTCTCAAGTAACTCACGGGGCACAAGACCGTAGTACTTCGTCAGCCGTACTTTGTCGTCGTTGTACAGCGTGAGGTCTTGATCTGGCTCTAAGTCGCTGTCAGGAGCAGCAGATTCAATGTAAGCCTCGTTGTAAACACCCTGCTCCTGTAGAAGTTCTACGCTGTGTTTAGAAACAAACTCGTCTACAGCAACACCCATAGCATCCTCAATAGACGTAGCTACAGGGTCAATAAGAAAGTTCTGAGGCAATACAGGTTTTAGTTTTACAACCACACGATCAGTAATAGATACGCCTACTGCTTGTAGTTGTCCATCCATGATTGGCTCTGTAGCGGGAGCCATTTCTTTAATCTCTTCAAGAGTAATTTCACCAATGCCTGTACCAAAGACAGCAGCATTAATAAGACACTCAGCCACAGCTTTACGAACCTTGCAGGCTTCAAAGTCTTCTGTAAGTTTTTTACGAAGGTACAGGATGTCTTGTTTGTTGGGATCGTTAGTATCGTCTGATATATCAAACCACTTACCTCTACCAAACGTGGCTTCCTCTAACTCCGCTACGTTAGACTCTACAGCCTGCTGAAGCGCAGGAGAGATAATTCGAGAACGCTCTGACGCTCTTTCGGAGTCAGCAGGATCCCATTGACCTCGCCATAGCCTATAGTATTCTTCGAACCGTTGTTCGTAGTTTGATTCATAGTGATCTCTCCAGTTTTCACACTTGGTCATCACCCACTCTTCCAGAGACTCCTCAATCATCAGAGGGTCTGGGCTATAAATTTCTTCTGCCATCTTAGGTTCCTTAAAGTACGGCAACTGTGTACCCTAGTGTACAAAACACCACAGCACTGATTGCGTATATTCCGTAGGTATTTAACCGCCTGTAAACTCTTTTAGTCAATTTAGTAACCTGCTACTACGTCGAGTATTTCGTGATCGTCTATTTCAAAGTCGTAGCTGTAAGCTACCTTAGCCAACTGGTCTATGTACGCTAGAGCGTCAACCAAGTCATCGTGGGTTAAAACATCAGGAAACTGGAACAACTGGTCTAAGAACCTAGAGTTCCACTCTCCTTTTCTCAAAGTTACGTATCCGTTCTCAAAGCGCCCTTGTAAGGCCCACATCACTCTGTCGGTCTTCTTTTTGTTACCGTGGGTTAACTCTTCTACCCTGAAGAACTGCCCGTAGCGCTTCATCAGGTCCATCAGAGGACTCATTACAGCTTGCTTTGCAATCCCTCGTTCAATACCAACGCTAACGGGTCTGTAGTCTCTAACGGCCTGAAATATCTTGGCGGCAGTCTCGTTAAGCTCCCACCGCCCATGTATAATGTTATCAACGTACCAACCATCAGTACCAACTTTAACGACAGCGATTGCGGTTTCATCTAGTTTAGTGTTCTTCGTCCGTTTTTTGTTTACGTCCTCAAATCCAGCGAGGTCAACTGCGATGTAGTAGTCGCCTTCTTCTGGCTCTTCTCCGAACTTGACCCAATCCTCTCTGAACATCTCTGAGCCTCTGGCTTCAAACGAGGCCATGAACTCTTGTCTAAAGGCGTAACTCGACATTGATTTCTTTGCCATGTCGATTTCAGTCGGGTCCAAGATTGGATTGTCGTAGCTGGTGAAATGCCAGCCCCTGTAAGTCTCATCGTCACCTAACTCTGCGTACTTGTACAACTCGTAGAAGTGGTTCCTGCCCATAGGCGTACCTATGAACAGTGCTTCACCTTTCTGGTCAGCCAGTGCTGGACGGAGAATCTGTTCCCATACGTCAGGCTTCATGTCTGCGTACTCGTCCATCACGAGAAACTTCAAGGACACACCACGCATTGTCTCTGGCCTGTCGGCTCCCTTGAGACTAATCGTGGCCCCGTTGACCAGCCTGATCTGGAGATTGTTGATGTGACTTCCAGATATAACAGGGTGTCCTAGCTCCAACAGGGTTTGCCACATGATGTCACGGGCTTGCCCTTGGGTGGGCGCAACGTAAAAAACGTGTCCTTTGTCGGACTGTAGAGCGTTAATAATTAACATCCAAGCGGCTAGGCGAGACTTCCCTGTCCTTCGCCCAGCGGCTACTACCTTGAACCTAGTAGGATCAGAGTAGACCTCTTGTTGCCAAGGCAACAGTTGTACGTTTAGGTCGGTCAAATATTAACCTTCCCATCCTTCGTCGTTTTCGTCGTATTTGTCATCACCATTAGTATCACACGAGCGTTGCCAAGAAACCATGTCAAAGGTTAATCCTTCGTGCCACGGTACGTATGCTAAACACCATTCGTGAGAACCTATAACCATGTCATCAGTACCGTCTGGATCAGGTACGTAGTCACGCTTTTTGTTTGCGTCTACTGGTTTAAAATAAACACCACCTTTTTTGTAAGTGGTTTTAGAGTAGACGTTGTGTGTTGTTACAAAGATGTGTTCGTTGTCTTCTAACGTATAAGTAGAACCGTCATCGTAGTTGATTACGGTTTGACTAAAAGACAAAGATGAGAAAAGAAACAAAAAGGCTGCAAGATATTTCATTAAGTTACGCTCCGTTAAAGTTTACAAATACTGCTGGTTGTTCCAACAAGTCAAAGGTTACAACAAACTCCATGTCTCCAGCAGATGTAGTGTACGCTTTGATAGCGTCACCAGCCTGAAGAACAAATACAGCAGACCCGTCTAACAAAACGTAGTCCTTAGCTGATACGTTACCACCACCTAAGATGTCTATACGAGTACTGTCTGCTTTGTCTACGTAGATACCAGCGCCGTTAGTAGAACCACCTAAGTTGCTCACAAATAACATAGTCCAGTGGGCTACGTAACCGCTAGGGATTGTAGTAATAGTTACTACGTCTGTGGTTGTTACGTTAGCGTTCTTAGTGTACAGCATCAGTAAGTCCAAATTACAGGAGCAGAACCCCGTGTGTCTACGTGAATAAAGTCACCAGCGACGCCTATACCCGTAAAGCCCAACTGAAGCGCCTCTCTTATTATTGTGTACCTATGAGCAGAGTTAGTTATTTTTATGTCTGCCGCTATTCCTTGCGAATGGGTTCCTGGTACATCTTTCTTGGCTTCTATGGGGTGGGTAGGGCTTCTAAAGCCGCTGGTGATAACAAAAGGAAAACCACACCGATCCCTTAGTTCATCTACCATTTCCATGAACTCTGGTTCCATGTTGTTTTCGCCTGTGTGTTGGCAGTCAAATTCAGATACGGTGAAGTGTCTCAAGAGGTTTTGGTCCTTAGGTACTCAAAGAACAGTTCAGATTGACCTTCAGCTTCGTCAATCAACGAGTTCACCTTCGATTGTGCTACTCTCTGGATAGCTAGAATCAATTGTTGCGCCTCCAACCCCAGTGATATTAATCTGGATCGCACTTCTCCCTCCATCTTTTGTGACCTCCTTCTCAAATGCACCTACAGGTAGTATCCTGTCCATTACTAACTTCCAAGCCGCAGCCTGATTCTTGTGGTCGTGGTCCAGAGCAGCCTCAAATATAGTCTCCAGGACTTTAGCTGACTTAGGACTAGCTAACATTCTAGCTTTGTACTCGTTAATTATCGCTGCGTCACCCTTTGGACGGCCACGGACCCCTCTGCCGCCCTTAGACTTAGCAGAGATTTCTTTCTTTTTTGGTCTACCTCTAGACCTTTTTCTTAAATTTATTTCTTTTCTTTCTTGTGCTTGGGCTTCTAGGGTGTCTTTATCCGACATTATCCTGTGTCCTTGTGTTTAACGCTAGTTCGCATGAGTCCCTTACCTAAGGTAACAGATGAAGGGATCTATACGAACAATTCCTTAACTAATACCTTAGTATCTATTAATATTATATCATATTTTTAAGGAAAAGTCAAGGTTTATTTATGGTAATATTACATAGTATTACTGTATTGTAGGCTCTAGTGGGCAAGATTTAGGTCTTTTTAGGCCAACTTGACTTTACTGTTGTAGAACAAGTGCTTAACAAGAGTTAAAAGTACCTCTTTTTTTACTATTTTTAGTCAAATTCACTCTTTTGCAAGCAGGGGTGGGTACAACTATAATTAACACAAGTAAACCCCCCTCCCCCGCCCCAAAGTTATCCACAGGTTTTACACAAGTTATCCACAGGATATGCACAAGTTATCCACAGGCAACCTGGCACAGTCCTTGCATACACAAGCAAAACTTATGCCAACATTGGTATCACTAGAGTTGGCACAGTTATTGCTAGGGCGCCTAGCGCAACCATAAATTTCTCTGGCAGTCAACAATTAATTAATGGGAATATTCACATGCAGAAATATGTTGACAAAAGTAGACAAGTGTGGGCCAAAGTGGCACCCTCTGGAACCACAAGCAGCACAAGTTGTCAACAGAAAACACAACAAAAATAAAGTAAAAAATGCACACAAAAACAGTTGACACCAGAGACTACATCAGTAAAATGGGAACCATCAAAGGCAACACAACAACAGAGGCAGACACACATGAAAGCATACATATACAAAGCACCGAAGGCACAACAGGTAGAAGGCAAGCAGTACATTCTACAGGTACAGTTGACACACCAAGAGATATTGCACACAATACCAGTGCAAGGAGTCCGAGAAGGGCGCAAAGTAGCCAAGCAGTACAACGCAACACCGTGGAACTTTTAAGGGGACAAGAGATGAACGGATACGAATCCTACGACCACTGGAATACAGCTCTCTGGATCAACAACGAAGAACGTTTCTACAATATGTTGCAAAACAAAGTAGAACTCGCCGTGTACATGGTTTGCAGTAGACAACAGGCCATCATTGAGTTGATCCGAGACTTACCAGAGTTGACACCAGATGGTGCTGTGTGGCAGTCTGAAACAATCGAAGACCTATTCGATGAAAACTATCAAGAACAGTTAAAGCATAGCTAAGGAGATAAACCATGCCAGTGGAAAGAACCAAAGAGGAACTACTGCAAAGATTCAGGGAAGAGCGGTATGTATTTAAAGCGCCTCCAGTTTGTCCAAACTTATGGTCAGATTGGGATTGGTGTAGGTTCATAATGAGCTACAAAGGTTTTGGTGATGTAATTTTAAAAGAGGCGAAAAAATAACGATGATCGAGCCAGAATGGTTTTGGGGTCTTGGTTGCCTGCTGTTAGTAGCGTGGTTAATCTTTTCAGAGGAGACAGAACAATGAAAAAATTACAGTACGTGTTTTCAGACATTCCAAACGACGACGAAGGGCGCGAATTTGTCCGACTCATGCGGAAGTATTTTAACGGCGACACATACGACATTCGTGTCCGTGGTCAGTACCTCAAAGATGAGTTGAGGGCTAACGGGGGATGGCGCAAATACAACTACGGTCAGCCGATCGAAGCCTCCAAGTGTTTACGTGTCTACATCACAGGAGATTACGTCTAATGAAACCAACAGTCCTGTTTTTGTTCAACCACAGCACCTATGCTCTACAGCCTTGGATTGACGACGGAAGGTTTAACGTCGTGACGGTAGACTACAGCGACACGGACCACTCAGCGTTTCACGCAACCGAAGACCGATTCGGACAGGCCTTTGTTCGTCTTAATGTTGACCTTAGCCAACCTGATGCGTTTAAACGCGTAAATACACTACTACAGT